TGGGTCAAAGGGGTCATTTCCTGATGAGGTCCAACCGTGTTCTTTAATATTTGGTACAAGAAAATTTGCTCTTAAAAATTGGTTTTGTAAACCTTGTTCATTTTCCCATTTGAATTTAAAACGGTATTTACCTTTTGTTGGTATACCTTTTGTTGGGTCGTTTGATAAAACTTGTTGACCAAATTCATTTGTGATAATATAATCCAAATTCATTGGTACTTTAGTTAAAAAAGAACCGTCACCATCTATAATTTTACCATCTTGTTCAAATTTATATTCTTCTAAAACCGGTAAATTTTGACTATTCGGAAATATTGTTTGTCTTATTGCTAAAATTTGTCCAGGTCCGGCAATTAACTCACACAAATTACCAGTATTATTTTTTGGTTTACAATTAGTTTTTAAGGCATCATCATCAGTTGTTGATATTATTGAACCCATAAAAATAGCGCTAGGTTCAATTTTTATATTTGCTTCAGCCGTTAAGTCAAAATCAAGTCTTGTTATTCCAATTTGACAAATATCATCTTCACCCCATAATGGTGATATTTCTGTAATCTTATTTAATGTCTTTATTTGTGGTAATTCACGTAGATTTGTTGATGTTTTAAATGTATTACCATTTACTTGTGATTGATTTGCAACACCAGAATCAACTAAATCTTGTGGACTTAATGAAAAACAACCAATATCAGATAAATCAACATCCATAACAACAGTTTGTGTTCCGATTGGTGCCCCAAAAATCATATAATCACCACTTTCGTTTGTTTTAACAACAAACTTGTAGTATTTATCATACACTTCAATATATGATTGTTCTAATAACACCTCATCTCTGGTTGGGAATGTTCCTGTTGCTGCGTGTGTTGAATAAGATGGGTCTTTTGGTAATAGATTGTATCTATAACCTTCCTCATTTAAATCAGATAATGTTTTATATGGGTATAGTTCAGATATTATTGGATTTGTTTCATCTTCAGTTGTTAATGGAATAAAGACTGATATTTTTGCGTTTGGTACACCAAAACCGCCATTAACCAATACTCTACCAATTATAACGCCATAATCAGCACATACCCTTGTATATAGTTCACTTTGATTTATTTTTAATGAAAGGATTTCAAGTTGTTCAAAATCTTGTTCAAGTTTAACATTTATGAACTTGTCTTGACCAACTTCGGTTCTTATTCTATATGATTTAGGCATTAAATTTTACTTTTTTTGATAAATAGTTTATTTCCTATTTTCAAAAAATAATCTTTATTTTCAATAAATAAATTATTAAGTAAATGTAACTGTTTTAAGATTAATAACCCTAACGTTAATATCTTTGTTTGGATATCTAATTTGATAGATTTGTGTTGGTTCCGCAAATATTGTATCGGCAACAAGTTGGATTTGTTTTGTATTTGGGTCTAAATACTTTTGTGATGTTTGATTTGATGAATATTGCCCACCAACTTTATTATAAAACCTCATATCAGAGATACTAACAACACCATTTTCGTTTTGGATAATTCTTCTTATTTCTGAAACATTAACATTTTGACCTAATTGTCTTGTTGTTGGACTAAAATATGTTGTAACTAAATCAATTATCTTTGACACTATAGCACCTGAGTTTTGGCTAGCATCTAAAACAACATCAACATCTACCGCTAAATCAATTGGGTTTGCACTTTCAATAGAAATATAATCATTTATCATTCTATAATTTGATAAATAATTAGCAACATTATTTTTTAATGTTGTTGATATTGTGTCTGTTAAAGTACCACTAACGTCATACGATAACATTTTTATTTTAATTTTATTATTTTCTTCAGTTATTGATACTTTTGCTGGAGCACCAAATTGTGAAGGCATTGTTCTAATTAAAGACTCATAATCATTAATAGTTGTTGCTCTATTTTGTGCGGAAAAGTTAAATGAAACCATTTGTCTAACATCCTCTGTTGTTGGTGCATTTGCTCCACCAATAGCTGCTGTTACATTGTTGCAACTTAAAGTATTAATTACAGACCTATTAACACTTTCTGACGGTCCATTAACAAAAAAAGAAACGGTACCAATTTGTGTTATAACATTAGCACCAAGATTTGTTCCTTGCCCACCACCAATTCTATACTGAATAAATAATGTTGAATTTGATTTAAGTGCCGCACCTAAAGCTAGGTTGTTTGAGTATTTGTTTAAATCAAAAGAATTACCGGTTCTTGCAAATTCTCTTAATTGTTCTTCTGCTGAAACATTACCACCACCAAATGTCATTTTTAAATAACCTTGTGGTGTGTATTCTGTGATAAATTTTGTATTAGTTGTTATGTAACGACCAACTTTAATTCCTGGTTGATCAGAAACTTTGGTTGGGTCCTCAATAAAAACTCTATCTTCAGCTAAAGCTTTTACTTCATACCATCTATTATCTAAACCTAAAAATTCTTGTGGTTCTGGAATTGTATTATATTGTGTACCATCTTTAAGTAATACACTTGTAATTCCTAAAACATTTTTTTCTGGTAAAAATAATTCAAAATATGGTTTAACATCGTTTGGTGTTATAACTCTTTTATATACTTTTGTTGTACCATTAACAACAACTTCTCTTTTTGTTATTGTATAATTAAGTAGTCTTCCGTTTGAATCAAAATTTGGTATTTTTAATCTATTTGGTGCTCCTTCGGCATTTATTGGTGAAGCAAAATCAATGTCATATACAGTTTCAAATGGTTGTCCGGCGCCACTAACTTGTGAACCTCTTCTTAATATACCACAATATCTTAAATCTTCCTTATCACCAAAAGCAGGAACCGTAATTGAAAAATCAACAAGTGCAACTGATGGTCTTTGTCCTGGTATTTTTAAACCATATGTTCTTGCAATATTATAAATTGATGCTTTTTGTTGTGCAAACTGTAAAACAGTCTCTTGAATACTTCTATCAATCTGAAATTGTAAGTTATCGTTTACTGCGGCATTTAAGTCCATTAAAACAGAAAAAACCCCAGCGTCGTTAAAATTTTGTATAAGATCAGGATAATAAGTTCTCGTAAAATTTATTAATTCAGTCCTAATGGATTGGAAGTCCCTAGCCGTATATGATATTTTTTTCTCTGCCATATATATTAAATATTGATAATAACAAAATCACTACTTTCAAAAGCTGAACTTGTTATTTTATAATCTATTTTTATTTTAGCTGTATGTTCTAATTCTGCAATACCTTGTACTGTAAATTCTCTTTCGCCCTGACTATTAACAAAAGTACCTTTATCTTCTAACCCATCAGAAGCGTCTGTAATACCTATATTTGTAATTTGTATTCCTGGAATATATTTTTCAACAACATCTCTAATTTCAGCTTCAATATCCGAAAATGTTGGTCCGTCAAGAGGTTCAAAAATATATTCATAAAGTCTTGTCCCAAAATCAGGTAAAAAATATCTGGTTCCTTTTCTTGTTAATAAAAGATGAACTAAATTACTTCTAATTTCTTCATCTGTTGTATCTGAAATATCTAAATAACGACCAACAAAAGATTCTCTAAAGGGAAAATTAATACCATAAGTAACACCATTTGCCATATGAAATAAATATAAGGATTAGTAAATTTATTTAAATAAAAAACCCTCTTTTTAGAGAGGGTTAAAATTTTAATTATTTTTTTAATTAGTACCAATCTTTTCTACTTTTATCAGATTTTTCGTAATGTTGTCCTGATTGGTATTTATCATAACCTTTTCTTTTAAACCAAGCAGCATCTTTCAATGTAACAGCGGCTAAAGCATAAATACCTAATGCGGCAGCAATTCCCCCACTTATAAACATAGCGGCCGGAACAATTGCTAGTCCAGCTCCAACTGAACTATAAGTAATAATTTTATCAAGAATACTTCTTATTTTATACTCATTATCACTCATTTCTTCTTCATCTTCTTCAGTAAGAACACCCTCTAAAGAATCTTTAATCATATCTTGTAGAGCTTCAATACCCTCAGACTCTATAAAATCTTTTAAAATATCTTTTTCATCGCTACTCAATCTTTTAGTTGCTTCTTTACTTCTTTTTTCAATTTCTATTTTTTTAAAATCAATATCAGATTCCATATCTTCAGATTGTGATATCCACTCCTCCTCATTTTCTTTAATTACTCTCCTAACAATACGAGCAAGATCAGATTCAGTTAATCTTATAATTTTTTTCATAATTAAATTATTTTATTATAAATATTACACAACAAAAAAAAATCCCTACTTTCGTAAGGATTCTTTTAAGTTTGTATTACCTTTTTGATATAAAGGTTCATAAGGACAATGTTTGCAACTGGACCCACAACACTTACCTCTCTTTATGTGATAAGATTCGGTCATTACAATATTTCCAAATTTATCTTTATAAAAATCTGGTTCCGGAGTTTTTTTTGTTGTCTCCTGAACATATAGTTGTTGTATCCAATCTTTTGATGCGTTTACTGTCATTTTAATTTTGTTTTCTTTGGTTATAAAACGCTAACAATACTTGATATGTTAGCGTTATGTCATTACCCCAGGTTACTTTCATAATTAAACAATTTCACACGCACCACCAGCACAAGCTGCTTCACCACGAAGATCGGTGTTATCTTGTAACTCAATTACTTTTGTAAGGTCAACATTCTTTAATGTAAGAACTAGTCTTTCAAAGTCTTCTTTTGTACAATCTTCAAAAGGGGCTTGTGTGTATGTTCCTCCGTTGTATGGTAAAACCGATAATCCATTATAGAATTTTCTATTTTTCCACATCCAATCACCAACTAATTCCCACTCATCTTCTTTAATTGAAACTGTTGCTGATACATTATGTGTGTTTTGACCTGATCTATGTCCACTTCTAACCCACTCTTGTGATACTTTTTTAACCCTTTCTAACATTTGGAATACTGACTCGTATCTCAAAATAGACCCTTCTGGGGCTCTTTGTGGTATTGTGATTACAGCAGTATCGTGTGGTCTGAAAAACTCATCTTCAACAAGTTCTGGGTGATTAATTGCAAGATATGTATAAATTGCTTCATTCTTCCCAACACGGATTCTTCTTAAATAATAATCATTGTGCCAAGCGTGGATTCCAGATGATGTTCCTAATACTAATGATGAGGTACCAGATGGTTTAACAGTTGTTGTTCTTGCTGATTTGTTAATACCAATAAGTGTTGCAACTCTCTCATTTTCTTCCTTAACGGCTTGTGCCGCTGCTTTCATATCATAACCTAAAACAACTCCAGATCCAATTCCTGTCATTCCAACACCAATAAGTGCGTCTTTCTCTGTTGTTCTTTTCCACACATCTCTTAAATAATGAAAATCAGTGTAACCGGCTTGTAATGTCCCAATAAAGGCAGCACCTCTTACTCGTCTTTCAAAATCCTCTTGTGATTCAAGGTCTGAAGCGTTAACTTCACACAAGTTACAGAATTGGTAAGGACGAAGTGCTATTTCACAACAAGGGTTTGTTCCCCAATCTTTATCATTTGATAAATAAATTCCAGGTTCTCCAGCTCCAGACAATTCAATTCGTTTCCAAAGATCCATAAAATATTCTTGTGTTACTTTATGTCTTAAAAGAACTGCAGAATTATTTGCTCTACCCCTTTGTGGGTTTTGTTCCCACCAGTTTCCAGATTTACAAGAAATCATTTCTTCGTCATCAGCACTGAATAATGAAATCAACGCAGCTCTACGGATTCCACCGGCAAGTACAGCATCAGCAATATGACAAGTAATATCATGTGCTTCAATTGGTGTTAATTTATCACCATCATTTTTTGATTCCAATACTTTTGTAATATTGTGAATACAATCTTTTAAAGGTTGTGGCCCTGGTGCTTTTCCTCCAGATGTAACAAGAAGGGCTCCTTTTTGACGAATGTCTGAAAAATCAAATATAGGTGTTGAAGATTTAGTTCCCATATATGATTCGATTAATACCTTAATCGCATCAGCCCATCCCTCAATAGAATCACCAATTAGGTATCTTCTTGTTCTTGTTGGGTTTGGTTTTTTAATTTCTGGTAATTTATCAACGTGATGTTTTTGTACTGAAAACCCAACACCGGTTCCACCTAATAATAAGAACATTGTTTCTGAAAATGCGTCTGTGTGGTCTACCGGTAAATAAGCACAGTTATAAATTCTGTTTGGTGAGATTTCAATTGGTTTACCGCCGAATTGTAATGATCTCATTGATGGTAAGATTTTCTTATCATATACCAATTTATAGACGTTTTCAATCTCGTCTTTAATATGTGGGTATTTTTTCTGGTGCATTTCTTTATTTCTTGTTACCAGTTCTT